CTTTACAACTTAGATAAATCAGGTGCGGGTGCAAACTTGACAACAGAAAATCTGTATGTGCAAGTTAATCCAACTGAAAGAGATACTATCCTTTTTGCAGGTGACAGCACAACAGCAACTGACTCAACAGTGTTTGATGCAAACGCATCATTGGGTGCTTACACGGTGTTCAAAAGACAGGCAAGTGGTGCAACCACAATCACAGGATTGAGTGCATTAGGATCCAGTCCATTTACAGCGGCAGAAACATTCACAATCAGAGAAACACTTAGACCAGGTGATCATCAAAATTCAACAAAGTATGGCACATTTGGTCCAACTACAACTGTCACACTAGGCGGCACATCAGCAGATGATTTTGTTGCGGCAGTGGCGGCGGCAGGAATGCAGTACGTCAGTGCAAGTTATGACAGAACATCAGACACAATCACAATGACACACAGTGATGGTGGTGACTTTAGAATGAACGACACAAATGGTACACCTGTTGCAGACGCAGGATTTGGAAGTTCAAATGCTTCTACATACGCATCAGCGATAGACACCACTGGTACAAAGGTTGCAAACCTTTACACAATACCAGCGGGTGCTTTTGGTTCAGATGAAGTTTTGGCATCAAACTGGGGTACATTGGTTTACGAAGCATCAGCGTCGGCTCCAACAGCAGACCCAAGTGACTTAACTTACTGGTACTCTTCAAGTGCAAGTGAAGTTGACATCATGGTACATGATGGTAGCACATGGAGAGGTTACAAAAATGTAACTTCAGATGCTAGAGCATTTAACTTATCAAACACTTCACCGGACGGTGTAATTGTTTCAGCAACTGAGCCAGGGGCAACAGATGGTCAGTCAGATGGAACAGCACTTGTGGATGGCGACATTTGGTTAGACTCAAGTGATCTAGAAAACTATCCAAAACTTTACAGATATGATAGTTCAAAAACTGATGGAGCGAAATGGGTTGCTATCGACAACACTGACCAAGTGTCAGAAGATGGAATATTATTTGCGGATGCAAGATTCCATTTAGATTCAGACAGCAACGTTATTACAAAAACTCCACCAACAATCAAATCATTGTTGACAAGTGACAACCTAGACATAGACAAACCGGATCCAGCACTTTATCCAAAAGGCATGTTGTTGTTCAACACAAGAAGATCAGGTTACAATGTGAAGCAATTCAGAAAAAATTACTTCACTAGAACAAACTTTGGTAGCACAGATGATTACCCAACACTTCCTGCAGAAGCAGATGCGTGGGTGACAGCAAGTGGAAACAAATCGAACGGTTCTCCATACATGGGTCGTAAGGCACAGAGAAGAATCGTTGTTAAAGGTTTACAATCTGCAGTGAGTTCAAACACACAATTACGTGAAGAACAAAGAGAGTTCAACGTACTAGCGGCTCCAGGTTATGTTGAGTTGATAGACGAACTAGTAACTCTTTCAGGAGACAGAGGCGACACAGCATTTGTTGTTGGCGATTCTCCGGCAAGATTAGAAAACAGTTCAACAGCAATCAGCAACTGGGCGACTAACGCCAACAGTTCAGCAACTAATGATGAAGATGGGCTGTTAACAAGTGATTCATTCACAGCAGTTTACTATCCATGGGGTACTACATCAGACTTGGCAGGCAACGACGTGTTTGTTCCACCGAGTCACATGGTACTGAGAGCATTAGCAGTGAACGACGATGTGGCTTTTCCTTGGTTTGCACCAGCAGGTATAAGACGTGGAGTGGTAGACAATGACTATTCAGTGGGTTATATCAAAGCATCAACAGGTGAAAAACAAGTGATTGCAGTAAGTTCAGGTATTAGAGACACTTTACAGTCAAATAGAGTAAATCCAATCACGTTCTTAACAGGAGCAGGATTAACAATATACGGACAAAAAACTAGACACAGCGGCACAAGTGCATTAGACAGAGTCAATGTTGCTAGATTAACAGTGTTCCTAAGAACTCAATTAGACAAGTTAGCACAACCGTTTATCTTTGAACCAAATGATGAACTAACAAGAAATGAAATCAAACAAGCAGTTGAGTCATTCTTGCTAGAAGTCCAAGGACAAAGAGGACTATACGACTTTGCTGTGGTATGTGATACAACAAACAACACACCGAGCAGAATTGATAGAAACGAGTTACATGTTGATATTGCTATTGAGCCTGTTAAGGCGGTTGAATTTATATTCATTCCGATCAGACTTAAGAACACAGGCGAAATAGACAAACTAGGACTATAAAGGCTAGGAAAGGTATAAACATAAAATTATAGTATAAACACTATAAATATAAAAAAGGAGAAGATATGTCAGTAGCAACTTTAAGTAAATTTACAGTACCTTTGGCAAGTGATCAATCAGCGTCAAACCAGGGGCTATTGATGCCAAAACTTCAATACAGATTTAGACTGATATTGGAAAACTTTGGAGTATCAACTCCTAGAACTGAAATCACAAAACAAGTGATTGATGTAACAAGACCAAGCCTAACATTTGATGAAACAATTTTAGATGTTTACAACTCAAGAGTTTATCTTGCAGGTAAACACACTTGGGAACCAATTACAATTAACCTAAGAGACGATGTGAACAACTCAGTTTCTAAGTTATGTGGTGAACAGATACAGAAACAATTTGATTTCTTCGAACAAAGTTCAGCATCAAGTGGTACTGATTACAAATTCACAGGCAGAATTGAAATGCTTGATGGTGGTAACGGTGCCAACGCAGTTACAGTGTTAGAAACATGGGAACTGTATGGTGCTTATGTACAGAATATCAATTACAACACAGTGGCTTATGCTACATCAGATCCTGCTACAATTACATTGTCAGTTAGATACGACAATGCTATACAGGCACCAAGAGGAACTGGCGTAGGCACAGCGGTTGCAAGAACATTAGGTACACTAGTAACTGGGGGCGGTTCTACTCAATCAGTTTAATTGAGGAGGCTAGATGGCCCACTTCATCAATAACTTCCTACAACTCCTTGATCCTAATCAAATGCTCAAGGATTTCGCTCATGCGTCACGACTTTATATCGATGGTCAGCACAGACTTGAGCCAAAAAGACCTTGGCTGTATTATGTGGTTATCAATAAGATGGCAGGAGCGGCAGGATTTGGATCATCGTCAAACCAATTGGAACTTGGACAACTTGTAAAAGAAGCACAATTACCCAGTTACAACTTCAACGTTGAAACACAGAATCAATACAATAGGAAAACACAGAAGCAAACACAGATCACTTATGATCCTGTGCAAATCCAGTTCCATGACGACAACTCAGATGTTGTGGTAGGTTTCTTCAACGATTACTACAAATATTATTATAGAGATTCAAAGTATCAGGGAGGACAATTTGACCCAATGGCAAGATACAAACAAAATTTTACTGCTCGTTGGGGATTTGACAACGATCAAACCATGCCGTTCTTGCGTGACATACAACTGTTCACAATCAACAAACGTAGATTCACAAACTACACACTGATATTACCAACAATCACGCAATTTGCACATGACACAGTTGGACAAAAACAAGATGGCACACTAGGACACACCATGACTGTGGCATACGAAGCAGTTTTGATCAGTCAAGGCACAGTGGGAGGTGCTGGTCCAACAGGATTCACCACACTTCATTATGACAATTCACCATCACCTTTGACCATAGCAGGCGGAGGTACGTCATCGATATTTGGCACAGGTGGATTGGTACAAGGTGGCATCTCAGCGATCACAAACTTAGCATCTGGCAATCCTGCGGGTATACTCGAAGCGATCAACGTTTATAGGAATTACAGGACCGGTGGATACAAAGCAGGCGCCGGAGAAGAGATAAATGGCATAGTGAAACGTGGCATACAAGGTATTAGGACCACCAACATCGGTGGAGCAAGTTCTCCTGGTGTGGTGTTTCCACGTAAGCAAAGGCAGTCAAAAGTAGATGCTGTGATGAAAGACGAATTAACCACATCTTATCGTGCAGATAATCAACTTCCGAACAACAATGCTTCATCTCTTACCGCGGTCAATGATATCAGTGCCAACACTTACGCAGTGACCGAAGATGATACGCGATTGCTTACACCAGAAGAGACATACACTTACTTTAAAAATAATTTCGTGGCACTCAATGGCCTAGCAAGAGACTTTGTATATCGTACTGAACAACAAGATTCAGATAATGTCAACACGGTCAAAGAAGCATATGAGGATTTGGGTGATTCGGTCAAAGCAGGATATAGGGCAAAAGCACTAGGCAAGGCAAAAGATCTTGCCCAAACAGGACAAGTTGCGTTGTTACTACCAGTGAATCAAATCTCTGAAATTAACTCTGTGTCTAACAATGATCTCAGCAGTTACACAATAACTGTTGACGGCGACACTGTAACTGAAACTTACACAGACGACGATGGTGTTGTGACTACATACAGTAACTCGGCAGTTTAAAATGACATATAAAAATTTGAATCAAAACTACAATCCAACAGCAGGACAGGGTGTGAACACCAATTTACCCATTGAACCTATACAATCAGTAGATAACACCAAAAAAACACTGAGAATATTTGGAGATTACTTCGACAATCAAGTGCAAATCCACAGTGAAGAGTATGATGCTGTTATTGGTTTCTTCAAATCTAAAGATTATGCTGATGAATCCGCTGAAACACTGTCATATGTGATTTGCAGACAGGCAAAGATAGACAATATTAGTGCAATGGTGATATTAGATCAACTTAAAAACACTAATCCACAAGAATTGTCTGACATTGTGGCAGAAATATTGAATCTTTACAGGTTCAAAAGCAGTCTGATCGGCAAAAAACAAGACAATCCTACACAAGACATAGTTTCACGCAACATATTAGGATAAATTATGAGACCAAAATGGGCCTCAGGAGTTTATAACGTAAAAAACCCGGAAAAATACATGGGCCTAAAACAGCCTAGGTATAGATCTTCCTGGGAACAAGTTTTTATGAAATTTTGTGACGAAAATCCAAATGTGGCAAAATGGGCCAGCGAAAGCATCAAGATACCATACCAAAATCCACTCACAGGAAAGCACACAGTTTATGTGCCTGATTTTTTCATCCAGTACACAAATAAAGATGGAAAAACATTAGCAGAACT